ACAGGAGGTGACGGCGCTAGATCTGGCCTCGTCCATATTGCTACGAACGCTTGAAGACGGAGTCACGATCCATCGGCTGCTCGATGGCCGGGTTGTGTGTCAGTTACCGGTGTTTCATCCCGCAACCCGCCTCGTAGGGGAGACCGCCCCATCGTTCACCGCTCAGGCGCGCGAACTGGAACATCTTCCGCGCGGGTTCGCTATCGCTCTGCGCAAAGCCGTCCACATCGATATGGCCAAGGTATATGAACAACCCTGGCTGGAGAAGTGGAAGCGCGAAAATCCGAATTGGCATCTGCCGTACGACCGCAACGCGCTCACGACGAACCGAAGGTCATCCAGAAGGGGTCGGCAACTACAGCCCAGCAGCCCAGGGGCGAAAGCCCGCCGCAAACGGCACAAGCGACAGCGCCAGAATCGGAAGAAGAACCGATGAGCGAGATGGTGGCCATGGTGTTGGTGGGACTCTTGATTCTGACGGCGTACGCTCTGATGTTCCGCTCGGAATAATGGCAAGCAAGGAGCCAATCGAGGGACGGTGTGCAGCCAAGGTGAAGCGTGGCGAGGGCTACTGCACCAACTCGCCGCGCTCTGGAGCGAAGCGCTGTCGTCTCCACGGGTCCGGCTCCAAGGACAAGCCAGGCGGGCGACCCATCGTGACAGGCGCCTACAGCAAACGGTTCGCGAGAGAAGCCAAAGCCACCCAAGAGCTCATCGACGGCTACCTGCAGGACCCACAGCTGCTCGATGCGCGCCGGCCAGTGGCGCTCCAAGCGGTACTCGTCCAAGAGATGGGACTGGTGCCTGACGAGGAGGTGGTGCGAGAGATGGCGCTGGCCAAGGTGTCGGCGAGGGTGAAGGACAAGTACCTCGAAGAAACAGGCGACAGCTACGAGCCCAGCAACGCCGAGTTGGAGCTCGCGCGTCGGCGATACATGCAGATGTCGATGAACGCGGTCGATGGGCTCCAGAAGGCCCAGAGCTCTGCGGCTCGCCAAGTGCAGCTCGGGCAGATGATCGCTGCGGAGGCGCTCCCGCTGTTTGGGCAGCTCGGCCACCGGCTACGAGTGCTCATCGACAAGTACGTGCCCGTAGAGAAACAGGAACCGTTCATCCAGGCGTATCGCCGAGAAGTGAGAAGCATCATGCTTCGATTCAGCGAAATAGGGGAGGACTGACATGCCATGGGAGCCACCAAGTTGGATGGATGCCATCTGGCCGGATGTTCAGCGAGCTCTGAGAGATTCAGAGAACGAGACCTATCGGCGGGCGTTCTTCTGCGTGGGCAAGGATGTCGTGGACCAGATGCGGTACTCCCGAGCCTGGACGGATGACCTTGGGACTCGCTCTGACATGGTGCGAGTCAGCTTAACGGTGTGGTGGTGGGATGTGACGGGTGAGACTCGTTTTCCGGTACTCGAAGATATCGCCTATGCAGCTTCCGTGTGGCTGGAAGCGGAGGCGATCTAGTGGGACTGTTGCCAACGGAGAAGGGCATCGAAGCGATGCTGGCGGGACTGGGCGGTGGCACGTGTCCCTTCGACCTCATGTCCAACGACTACGAGTTCGTCGAGCACTACGGACTGACCATTGACAAGGTGCCGTTCGACTGGGAGGGCTACAAGCACCTGATTCCAGTCTACGAGGACGAGCATCGGTCGCAGACGTTGATGGCGGGTGCGCAGACCGGCAAGACAGCACGTTTGATGGTCCACCAGGTGCGCTCGATGGGGAAGTACTGGGGCTCCCTCTTCGGCTATTATTTTCCAGACAAGCACCTTCCTGCGGCATTTTCAACCGAACGGTGGAAACCGTTTCTGATGAGCAACCCAGCTCTGGGGCAGTATCTCGGCTCACCCCGACAGAGCGGCAAGGGAGTCGACCGCACGTTGGCGCGCACGTTGGGCGAGTCCACGTTGTTCTTCATGACCACAGCTGGGAAGAGCTCGACCGAGGGCCTACCCCTCAAAGGCACGTACTTCGACGAGGTACGTCGGATGAACATGGGCGACATCGAGCGGGCGATGGAGCGGTACAGCGCCCAGAAAGAGCCCATCGACGTGAAGGTCAGCACAGCTCGCTACCCCGAGACCGACATCCACAAGTTCTTCCTCGAGGGCGACCAGCGGTATTTCCACACCGACTGCAAGTGCGCTGATGGATGCGTGCTGGCTCTGTCGTATCCGGACTGCATTGCAGACATGCGCAGCGTCACACCGTTGTTGAAGCGCCAGGTAGAACACGCGTATTCCCACGCAGGGATGCCGTATCTGGGTATGAGTGCAGACCAGCGGGGCGAGTTCGTCGATGCCGCCTACATCTGCCCAGGGTGCGGCACCATCCTGGTAGACCCGAGAGAGGGGTGGTGGGAGCCTCACGGCAATGGGTGGGCGCACTCGTGGCAGATGCCGCAACTGCTCTCTCCGACGTACTCGGCTGGGCGCATCCTGCACAAGCATGAGCGGACTCGCGATATGCAGGAGTTCTGGAACTCCGCCATCGGACTGCCCTATATTGATGAGACAAAGCGCCCGGTGAAGCTCGAGCACCTGAATGCGTGCGTCGACACCCGGCTGAAGTGGGCGGCGAACATGCCTGTGCAGTGGCGTAGGCAATACTTGAGCAACACGGCGATGGGTGTCGACGTCCAGGCCGGCTACCTGGTGGCGGTGATCAAGACCTTGGCGCCCAACGGCAAATACCGGACCGTCCACCTGCAGATCGTCCACGGGCCCCACGACAGCGACCCGTGGCACAGTCTGGGTCGACTGATGCAGGATTACGACGTGCGGCTCGCGGTCATCGACCAGGCGCCCGAGTGGAGCGCCGCGATGCGATTCGCTCAGCGGTGGGGTGGGCGCGTGTTCCTCGCCAACTACACAGGCAACGAGAACAGCACCTCTCCGATGGTGTCGTGGGGCGACAGCGGCAAGGACAAGCGCCAGAAGGGTCGGGACATCAAGTTCAAGCACCGCGTCAACATCGAGCGGGTGAAGACTCTGAAGTGGAGCCTGGGCCGTTGGGTGGCTCGAATGAACGAGGTGCCCGACCCGAGGAAGCTGATCCAGCAAGTGCCTCGCCAGGGTGACCGGTTCGTCCTGTCCCCCGAGCTCCGCGTTGGGCGCCCAGCTCCGTGCCCGATCGCCGACGCGCTGTACTTCGACCACCAGCAGCGCATCATCTTTCGCAACCTCTACGAGGACGACGACCGTCGAGGGGTCCGAGGCGAAACCAAGATCGTTGCGGAATTTGTGGGTGTAGACCCCCACTTCGCGCATGCAAACCTGTACGCTGATGTGGCACTCGCCCGCATCGGCAAGCCCGCCAGACCACGGAGAATGTGATGATTCGAAGCAGTGCTGTGTCCAGCTACCTGGCCTCTCTCGCCGGCGAGCCCGCGGAAGTGGCACCTCGCCACACCATGCCAACCAGGGCGGGACCTCGAGTCAGGATGCTCGAAGACCCACTCGAAGATCTGCACGACATCATCGATGACTTGGACGGTAGCGTGGCGGGTGCGCGGCCGAACGGGTACCTGCAACGTCGTAAGGCCCGCAATTCGCTCGACCAATCCAAGTCTGGCGTGGTTGCCTTCGAGGGTCGGATCTGTTGCGCGGAGCATCTCATGGGCCTGAACCGTCGTCTGCATCTGCTGGAGTTGCCGTACAATACGTCGTGCGAGTGTGGCGCCAAGTACGTCATCGAGATGGGAGTTCAGTCGAATGGGTAAGCCCCCGAAGCAAAGCCCCAGCCGAAAGCGCCGTACAAAGCGTCGCAAAGGCAATAGTAAGGGCGCGACGGCGATGCGTAAGGGTGACCACCAAGGGCTGGTCACACCCCTCTCCGCCCTCGAGAACGCACCCGTCGTACAACTCGATAACGGGGATATGCTCATTCCCAAGGACACGCTTCGTCGGGTCCGCAATGAGCGTCTGCGCCGAGTGGCGATCTCCGGAGTCCCAGGCACCCCCAGGCATCTCACACGAGATGGTGGTGGCGTAGGTGTCGCCAAGGGCGGTAGCCGCGTCTACCAGATCACGATGGAGGCGCTGCGGTCGATTCGTGAGCGCGCTCCCATCCTGCAGGTGATCCACCGCGCTCGAGCTGTGCAGATCGGACGGATGTCGGAGCCTTGGAGTGGGCGACGCGGCGACGTCGGCTATCGTGTGGTCCACAAGGACAATCATCACCGCGATGCGTTGCCTCCAGATGGCTTTGACCGCTGGATCAAGCGCTTCGAGGGCCTGCTCGAGCGTCCAGCTCCGATGTACGGGTGCACGACAATGAGCGATCTCATGGTGCCCCTGGAAGAGGACTACCTCACGCTCAATCGCCCATGTGTGGAGGTGCTGCACTCGGCACTCGACCGTGAGCGCATGGTTGGGTTCAAGCCCGTCGATGCCGCGATTGTCTGGCCCACTTTGGTCTGGCTGGAGAAGTGGAAGCGCGAAAATCCGAAGTGGCATCTGCCATACGACCGCAACGCGCTCACGACGACCCAAGAGCTCGACATCGCCAGTGCTGCTATCGGCGCCGATTTGTTCCTGTCGAAGTTCGCGATCGTCAGGGATGGCATTCTGGAGGCGGTTGCGGCACCGCACAAGATCATCGTCGCGCCCCAGGTCAACCGAACGGACATCAACGTGGCGGGCTACCCACCCAGTGTGGTTGAACAGGCAATCGAGCTCGCCGTGGCGTTCATCAACGGCTTCGACTACAATCACAACTTCTTCACCCGTGGGATGATGGCCGAGTTCATTCTCGGCGTGTCCGGAGATCTCCACGACGACGATGTGGATGCGTTCGTCGACATGTTCCGCGAGTCCACCCAGGGTGTATCGCGTGCATGGCAGGTGCCCGTCATGCCGCTGCCCGGTGACGGCGACATCAAGAAGATCGACCTGAAGGCCGCGAACAAAGACATGATGTACGAGGTGTGGACCTCGTTGCTCGTGGCGTTGTGCGCAGCAGCCTATCGCATGGACCCGACCACAATCAACGCCAAGCCGTGGGACGGTGGGCAAGGTGGAACGCTCGGAGCGCCGAATCGGGGTCAGGAAATTGCGCTTGCAAAGGAAGAGGGGCTGCAGGCCGACCTGAAGCACCTGGCGTCACACATCCTGAATCCGCTCGCAAGGCGTGTGCATCCAGATCTCCGCGTGATCTACGAGTACGGCGACTTCGACCCTGAGAAAGAGGCGAAGATCTACGAGATTCGGTCCAAGGTTGACATGACCCGCAACGATGTGCGCATCGTGAATGGTGACAAGCCCAACGGGTTTTGGCTGACTCGGAAGAAGTACGACGAACTCACCGAGGAGCTCGTCGATCTGGCGCTCAAGGGTGACCTTGAAGAGGACGAGGAAGAGCCCGAGGTCGGTCCGGATGGCGTACCGACTGCGCCCAAGCCAAAGAAGAAGGACCGCACAGATCTCATCCAGTCCGTGCTCGACCGCTACGAAGCGAACCTGTGGAACCAACCTGCAGATCAGGGTTTCTCGAGCGCATACCTGCAGGCAAAGCAGGCGGAGCAATTCGCCGACCAAGAGGAACCACCTCCGGATGATGGCTTTGGCGCACCTCCTGGCGGCTTCCCTGGCGCTCCAGGCCAACTACCGCCCCAGGATGGCGGCGGAGCACCCATGCCGCCTGGTGGCTCTCCGCCCGGTGGCAAGTTCCCCTTCGGTCAGACTCCCGTGTCTATGCAGAAAGCTGACACACGTGGCGTGACCGTCTACGTTCACCCTCTCGACTAGAGATCACCATGCCCAGCACCATCTCAGGCATCGCAACCCAGCCGCCCATGGACCCCAGTAGTCCGGACCAACAGAGCGGGAACCAAGTCGACCGTTTCGGCGGTGTTGGCGCTGGTGGGTGGCGGTTCTACAAGTTCGTCACCGCTGTGGAGGCGGTTCCTGTCAATCGACTCGTGTGCATCACGCTCTCGCAGCATCGAGCTGTAGAGTGGTTGGTCCTGCCCCCGCCTGGGGTGACCGACTACGACGTGTTGGTGGGGCGCTGGATCCAAGGCACCATCGGTCCCCTCGTGGTCGACAAGTTCATTCCCGACGGCGACTACAACGGCAATCTGCTGGCTCCACTGCTGGTGCGGCAACGCATTGAGCGCGACCCGTTCTGTCTCGTAATTGATACCGTGGTCGGCGCCCCGGCCGGTCCGGTGGTGGGAGTGACTCGGCCGTCCAACCCGGCGCCGATACCCAACGGGTTCGTAGTTCTGTACCGTCCAGCTTCCGCGGAGTAGTCATCGTGTCTTGGCGCGCCTCCATCAATGTCGATGCCAACGGCGATTTGCACGTCCACACCGACTTGCGAAAAGCCGACTCGTGCCTACACGGT